TCGCGGCCAGGCCCGATTCTCCCGCTCTGCTCCGGCGCAGCAGGTCAAGACGGACATTCAGGACGGGATTCGGCGCTTCATCTCGGTGGGTTACGGCGTCAACGAGTACACGCTCGACAAATCCTCGAAAGAGGAAGGCGACACGTACCGCGCGACGAAGTGGACCCCGATGGAGGTGAGTTCGGTCGGCGTCCCCGCCGATCCGACTGTGGGCAACGACCGCAAGGCCGGGGACAGGCTGTACCCGCTTTCGATTCGCAGTGCAGTAGTAGCAGAACCAAATCCGGCTTCCGAGCCGAATCTAAGGGAGGTCACCGTGGAACCAGTAATCACAGTGGAACAGCATCAGAAAAATGCACGGGCCGCCGCCGCTGAAATCTTTCGGCTCGGCAAGGTCCACAACATCGAGCACGACGTGGTCGCGAAAGCCGTCGAAGAAGGGAGATCAGTCGACGAGTTCTCGCGCATCTGTCTCGACGAAGTTGCGAAACGCAACGGCGCCGGTAAGCCGGGCACGCCCGCAGCGGCCGAAAATCAGGACCGCCTCGAGCTCACCGACAAAGAGCAGCGGAACTACAACCTCGCGCGCGGGATCATGACCGCGATTTCGAACGATGAAGCTTCGAAGTCCGGCAGCGCGAAGCGCTTCAACTCCTTCGAGACGGAAGTCTCGCAGGAGATCGAGAAGAACTGGCGCGGCTCGCGTCACGGCGGTTTGTTCGTGCCGTGGTCTCTGCGCCATGCATGGACCGCCGATCTCACGAAGCGATTCGGTGAGCACGGCGGCGTGCAGCAAACCCGCGCGGGTCTGGACTCGGGAAACGCGACGGCCGGTCAAACGCTGAAGTTCACCGAGCCCGGCGAGTTCATTCAGTTCCTGTACAACCAGATGCGCGTGAAGCAGCTCGGCGCTCGCACCATCGCAGGACTGAAGGACAACGTCTCCTACCCGAAACAAACCGGGCGCGCGACTGGCTCGTGGGTGGGTGAAAATCCTGGCACCGACGTCGCCGATTCCGCGCTGACGCTCGGGTCAATCGCCAGCTCGCCGAAGACCTACCAGAGCTCCAGCTCGTATTCGCGGCAGTTGCTGGCGCAGGCGGTCATCGACGTCGACACCCTCGTGCGAGAAGACCTCGCGCGCGATCAGGCGCTGGCCATCGACTCCGTCGCGATTGTGGGCGGAGGCTCGAATCAGCCCGTCGGAATCGTTTCGACTTCCGGCATTCAGTCCTACGTCGTCGAGTCCGACAGCGGAAACGGCGGGGTTCTTGCCTGGGATGACATCGTCATCATGAGCGAGAAACTCGAAGACGCCAACGCCGACCAGCTCGGCGAAGGCGCGTGGCTCACCACGCCCGGCGTGAAGTCCTCGCTGAAGCGCACCGCTCGTTTGGGGAACACCATCGGTCTGCCGATCTGGGCGGATGACAACACGGTCGACGGATTCAAGGCCGCGTCATCGAACCAGGTCGCAAGCAACGGCACGAAGGGCAGCGGCTCGAGCCTCCACACGCTCATCCGTGGAATCTTCGAGACGATGGTCATCGGCATGTGGGGCAGCGGGTTCGAGCTAGTCGTGGACCCGTACCGCCTGAAGAAGCAGGGCATGATCGAACTCACCACGTTCATGCTCACCGACGTCACGCTGAAGTACCCCACGGCGTTCGTCGTGGCCACGGCAGTAGCGACCGTCTAACCCTTCCCGCGCTCCGGCGCGGCGCAATGAAAATCTCGGCGAGGGCGGGAGCGATCCCGCCCTTTGCCGCAAAACGAGAGAGGTTCGTATGACGGAAAGCAAAACCAAAAAGCTCAGGCTCACCCGTTCGATCATCCTGAATAAAACCCACGCCGAGAAAGGCTCGGTCCACGAAGTGCCGAACGCTCTAGCGCAGCGGCTCGTGGGCGAAGGTTCCGCGGAGCACATCGACCCGCAGGACGCCGAGACGAGCGTCAACCGGATGGAGTCTCCATCCAATCGCGACCCGGAAACGAAGCAGGTCGCCGGCGCGCCGCCGAAGGTCAAGGCTGCGAAGTAAATGCCGCAACCGTCCACGGCTCCGGCGTTCGGCGATGCGGACATTCCCGCTCTGATGGCGGATATGTCCGTCGCGATCACAGTCGGAGGCGTGGCCGGCGTCGGTTTGCTGGACGAGGCCGATCAGATCCTCGTGCATGACGACCAGCGCGGCGAAGTCGTGGCCACCGCGACGACGCTCACCGTGCAGTCCTCCGCTTTTCCAAACGCCGCGATCGGCCAGGCCGTCGTGGTGGGAGCGAAGAACTTCACGGTGCGCGAGCGGCTTCGCGAATCGGATGGCGGTCTAACCAAGCTTTTGCTCGGCAGCTAAAAATTTCGGAGGAGGGAACTCATGACAGTCGTTTTGAAAACACCTTTTCTCGGCCTGGTAAGGCCGCAGCACGGCGAGAACGAAGTGGAAGGCGAGCATGCCGGCGTGCCGAACGAGGCAGCGAACCTCGATGCCATCGACGCGAAGTTGCTCGATCACAACAATGAGGACGTGCGTCACTTTTTCCCGGGCGCGCCTGGGAATTCCGCAGTCGTCGCTCAGTTCGTCGCGACGCGCGCGATGGGATTTGCCATCAACGCGCCGGGTTCGAAGGCCGTCCTCGCGGTCGCTGCGACGGCGTCCACCGTTCTGACGGTCAAGAAAAACGGCACGTCCATCGGCACGATCACCTTTGGCGTGGCGGGAACGACCGGGACCTTCGCGTTTGCGGCCGCAACTGAACTCGCAGCTGGCGACGTGCTAACTGTTGCGAACCAGGCTTCAGCGGATGCGACTGCAGCGGGGATTTCGATCACGTTCCAGTTCAACCGAGGCTAGGCGGCGCGCTGCAACTCTGCAGGGGAGGAGACGTCCATGTCCGACAAAACGCCGGCTGGCGCGGCTCGCATCGTGAAAACGAAGCGGGTTCAATACGCGATCACGGCGAACGACGTTTCCTCCGGCTTCACCAGCATCGACGTGGTTTGGGATTCGCCGTTTCTCGACCTGAATTACACCGCGGATCAGAACGTCGAGGTAATCGCGCCGGCGGACCCATCGGTTTACTCCGTCCTCGGATTCACGCGGGACGTGAACAAGGTGACCGTGGTTATCGCAAACGATGGCGCGGCCGGAGACGTGGTCGTGATCCACGCGCACGCGGAACACGACTAGGGGGAATTTTGGCAGCGTCCATTCGCGAACAGATCATTTTGGCTCTCGTGGCGGCGCTCACCGACCAGCCGAATCCGCCGGCGGGCCTCACGATCCATCGCGAAAGGACGAGGCCGATCGAGCAGGACAGCCTGCCGGCGATCATGGTTTACGCCGACGACGACGTCCCGAAGCCGCTCGCAGCGCAGGTCTACCGATCTCCGCTGACCGAGCGGCAGCTGTCTCTGGCAATCGAATGCAGGGCACAAGGGTCGAGCACGGTCCCGCCGGACCAGGCGCTCGACCCGGTGCTCGTTTTTGCGGCTCTCGCGGTGTTCGCCGATGAAAGTTTCGGCGGTCTCGCGAGCGGCGTGGAGGAAGGCAGGACCGTGTGGGTTTCCCGCGAGGGTGACGTTGCGGTCGCTGCAGCGAAGTGGGGAATCACGGTCAAGTACCGGACGAGCAGGCTCGATCCGACTTCAAAAAGCTAAGGGAGGACAGTCATGAGCATTAAGTATCAAATTCCGCACATCCCGATGCTCGGGAAGGGTTCGATTCTGCTCGACCAGTTCGATGTGAACGGGAACCCGACCGGAGTGTTTAAGCATCTCGGCAACTGCACAAAGTTTGAAATTGATTTGAAAGACGATATTGCTGAGCTCTACCAGAGCCTCAACAAAAACGTCACGCTCATCGCGACTGCGGTGAAAAAGCGCCAGCCGAAAGTCACCATCACCGGCACTGACTTCTCGTCCGACCACATCGCCATCGCGCAGATGTCGGCGGGGAAAACAACTCTGGCGACGACGGCGACGACGTTCACGGCCGAGACGCTGATCTCAGCGGCGCAGGCTCCGAACGCGATCGGCCGCTACTTCAAAACGTTGAACATGAACATCGACAACGTGGGCACGCCTCCGGTGCTGATGTCGAATTCCGTCACGCTCGTGCTCGGCACGGACTATCTCGTCCTCGATCCCGTCCAGGGAATTTTCTACATCCCGGCCGGCTCGACCATCGCCAGCCACGCGGTCACGATCACGTACCACACCCTCGTCGGTAGCTTCGACCAGGTTGCGGCGGCGACGATCCCGTTCGTGCAGGGCCATATTTATTTTTCGCCGGACCCCGTAGACGGCCAGTCCATCGCGTGCGACATCTGGCGCGTGAACCTGAACCCGAACGGGCAACTCGGTCTCATCGCCGACGACTACGGCAACTGGTCGCTCGACGGGAACATTCTCGACGACACGGCCAACCATCCGAACGCGAATTTCTACCAGTACACATTCATCGGGGTGGGCATCGCGTAAGGACGGACTTCCCGGGGCAGGCGGGACCAGGCGCAAAGCGGCGTTCCGGTGCTCGGGAGGAATGGGAGGTTTGGGGGAGCCGCCGCGAAGCGGCTCTCCCTTTTTGTTTCGAAGTCAGCGGGTCCGAACCCGGAGGAATGAATGGAAGAGCTCACGCTCGCAGGCCGCAAGTTTGTAGGCATCTCGCAGTCCCTCACCGCAAATCAGGACGATTACATCATCGGCCACATGCGTCGAGCCGGCGTCCTTGACGTGCTCGTCGCGTCGAAGGGCAAAAAATTCACGCAGGAGCAGGAGGCCGAGGAACTGCTCACCGCCATCCTGCTCTCCGGGCGCACGCAGCAAATTCTCGCCGGCTGTCTCACCGAAGAGGGCAAGGCCTGGACGCGTGAGGAGGCCGACCGCAATGCAACCTGCTTCGCCGCGATCACCGACGAAAAAGAGAAGGCTCAGATGCGTACGGCGATCGTGGGGTTCGTCATCGGTTTTTTTTCATCCGGGGAACGATCACAGGAGAGTTCCCCGAAATCTTCGAGCCCGAACGGAAGGGGCCGCCGCACAAAGAGCGCGGCGCAGTCGACCTCGGGGACTTCACGCAACTGATTCGAGTGGTCGCGAAGTTCGACCGCGATCGGATGTTTCAGGTTTTTGATTGGCCGCTCCGGGACTTGTTTCTCGCATACCTGGAGGCGATGCGCGACGCGGCGCTGGCGAATTACAACCGCGATGTGCTCGTGTGGGCCACGCTCGCGCCGCACCAGCGGCGCCAGACGAAGCCGCCGGATGTGCCGCGGGTCCTGAGAGGGTGAGATGGCTGACGCTCCCGAAATCAAAGTAAAGCTCACAGCGGAGGACACGGGTGTCGCCGCTGCGATTAAGGAACTGGGCGCGCAGCTGAAGAACCTCAAAAAGCAGGAGGACGAGACCGCGGCGTCCGGCCTGTCGCTCGCGCGAGCCTTCGAGGGAATCGCCTCCGCCGGCGCGCTGCTCGGTCTCGCGAAAATCGGGAAGGACGCGTTCGACTCCGCCGTTGGGATCAGCAAGATGGCGGACAAGACCGGCCTAACGACACAAACCCTCAGCGTGTTCCACAAGGTCGCGGGCGACGTGGGAGTCTCGACCGAGGCGGTCGATAAGGGCCTGGTCAAAGCAGCGAAATCGATCACCGAATTCCAGCAGGGCAACCAGAAGGCGGCGCAGGCTTTCGCTCTGCTCAACATCGCGCAGAAGGACTTCATCGGCCTGTCTCCCGACCAGAAAATTCAGCTGGTCACCTCACGCCTCGGCGGAATGGCTGCCGGCTTTCAGAAGTCCACCGCCGCGCAGCTGATTTTTTCGAAGGGCGGCTCGGAGCTCATCCCGGTGATGAACGCTCTGGCCGCGCAGGGTTTCGACAAGGCGACCGAGGCGACGTCTAAGCTCGGACTCCTGCTCGACCGCAGTGCGACCGATTCCTTCATCGCGGCGAAGGCTTCGATTCAGGAACTTACAGACACCGGGAAGGGAATGGCCACGCAGTTCGAGGCAGGTCTGCTTCCGGCTGTTTCCGACGTCGGGGAAGCTCTGGCCGAATCGCTGCAGCAGGGCGGCGTGAATTTTCAGGAAATCGGCAAGTACGCCGGCGACGTTGTGCGCGGCATCGCGCTCGCTTTCCTCACGCTCGGCCAGACGCTCGGCACGGTTGCGGCCAGCATCGAGACTCTTTTCGAGGACGCGTTCGATGCGATCAAAACCCACACCGCCAAAACATTCATCGCGCTCGGGCAGGCCGGCACGGGTGATCTGATTGGCGCGTATCAGACGCTGAACGCAGCGACGAAGGGACAGACCGGCATCGTGGACCAGGAGGTCGCGAAACAGAAGGCGATCTATGCGACGCTGCGCGATTCGATCAAGGCGGACGTCGCGAACCTGTTTCCATCGGCGGAGGAAGAGGAGAAGAGGAAAAAAGCGCGCATCGCGAATCTGCGGCCGGACGAGGGCGACACGACCGCGGAGAAGCCGATCATCGCCGAGCCGCGCGACGCCGCGGGGAAGGCTCAGGTCTCGCTCGAGGAAAAAATCCTGCAGGACCAGCTCGCGATTCACCGCGCGTTCGCGAAGCAGGAGGAGGCCATCGACAAGGAGCGCTACGACGACGGTCTGATTTCATCGAAGGAGTTTTACGAAAAGCGCAAAGCCCAGGCTGCGGCTGACTCCGAGGAGGAAATCGCGATCTTGCAGAAAGAGCGCGCCATCGCGCTCGCTGCCTCGGATAAAGCCGGAGCGGATGCGGGGAAACAGATCCCGGGTTCTCCGCAGCAGGACAAGCTTCTCGCCGAGCAAATCGCGGGGAAGGAAAAAGTCGCGGACCTCGACGCGCGGATCAGCGAGGCGCAGATCAACGCCTCAACGAAAATCCACGCGCTGAACACCGAGGAAAACAAGGCGCAGCGCGAGAGCCAGCAGCAGACGCTCGACTTCGAGAAGCAGCTGGCCGAACTGCAGGGCAAGCGCAGCGAAACCGCGCGCGCCGAAATCGAGGCCGAGGCGCAGAAGCGCCAGAAGCAGATCGAGCAGGCCGGCGGAAACGACGCGCAGAGGACCCAGCTGCTCGCCGAACTCGAGCAGTGGAAGCAGCTGAAGCTCGCGGTCGCGGCCTACGACGACGCGAAGAAAAAAACCGAGCAGGACCTGAAGGCGTTCGAGACGCAGCGGCAGGGAATCCAGATTCAGCAAAAGACCGGCCAGATTGCGCCGCTCGAGGCCGAGAGGCAAATCAACGAACTCATAAAGCAGCGGCTGCCGTTGCTGCAGGCGGACGCCCAGGCCGAACTCGCCGGCGCGCAGAAGACCGGGAACCTGGACAACGTCGCCGCCGCGCAGCAGACCGTCGTGGGCATAAACAACATCAGCGAGTCCGCCGGAAAATTGCAGGAGCAGATCGGCTCGAGCCTCGCTTCCAGTTTCACCACTTTTTTTGAAACCGTCGGGCGCGGCACAAACACCGTCGCGCGATCCTTCGAGAAGCTCGCCGCGAGCGTCATCCAGTCCATCGAGCAGATGCTCATCAAGCTCCTGCTCCTGAAAATCGCCAAGGCTGCAGCGGGCGCGTCCGACGACGGCGGAGGCAGCGGATTTTTCGCGGGTCTCGCCGGCGGCCACGCCGAGGGCGGACTGATTAAAGGCCCGGGCGGACCGAAGGCCGATGCGATCCCCGCGCGCCTGTCCGACGGCGAGTACGTCATGAAGGCCGAGGCCGTCTCGCGTTTCGGAGTTCAGGGCCTGGATGCGATCAACCGCGGTCTGCAGCCGCCGTCATTCGCGAGTCTAGCTCTCCCGAAATTCTCCGAGGGCGGACTGGTGGGATCAGTTGGCGCGCCTGGTGCGAGCGGCACGGCGCATGTCGCCATCAGTCTCGACAAGGGTTTGATCCTGCAGCACCTGCAGAGCAAAGACGCCGGCCGCATCGTGCTCGACCACATCACCAACAATCCGAAGGCCGCGAGTAAAGCGCTCGGAAGGAGCCAGGGATGAGCCTGCAAACCGGAACGGCATCGAGCTACACCGATCTGCTGAATCAGCTCGACACGTTCCTGACCACGAACGGCATGGCGCTCGTGCCCACTTTTGTTGGCACCGGCAACGGCACCATCGCCGCGCAGGGCGGCTCCGCATCGGTCGCCGAGACGATCACCGTCACGTTCACCAGCTCGACGGCGTTCGGCGTCGTGGGTTCTGTCTCGGGGTCACTCGGCACCGGCACAGTCGGCACGGCGTTCACTTCGACCAAGACGAACTTCACGATCACTGCAGGCGGGACGGCGTTCGTCGCGACCGACGCGTTCACCTTCGCGGTCTGTCCGCCGTGGACTTCGCTCCGCCGCACCAGCGGCTTCGAGATGATTTGGCAGGCTCCCGGCAATGGAGGACTCGACGCCATCATCGTGGGCGCGCAGGTGTTTTCGAACGTCACCGGCGATTACTTCGACTGGCGGCTCGGCGGATTTCAGGCGTTCGATTCCGCGCTAACGTTCCAGAATCAGCCGGGCTATGTGGGCGGGCCTGGTCAGACGAAGTGTTCGCCGATCCTTCCGCTCTGGAATTCCACGATCCCGTATTGGTTCGTCGCGAATGGGCGCCGGGTGATCGTGGTCGCTCAGGTCTCGAGCGTTTTCACCGTCGCCTACCTCGGATTCATGAGCTCCTACCAGGCTCCGGGCGCTTTTCCGTATCCGCTCGTGGTGGGCGGCTCGCTCGCTTTCCACGGCGGAACATTTTCGAGCGAGCCAGTGGCGACGTCGCCGAATTTCCGCTGGAGCTATGCGGGCGATGAGATGCGCGCGTTCCCCGTTTGCGATCCGAACGCGATGAGCAACGATTCCGATTCTCCCCTTCGTCTGCGGCAGGTGACCGGGAACTGGCGAGGATTTTCAGCGTCAGCGGCCGACGCGACGTTCGGCAAGGTCTGGCCCTACGACGGCGTCACGCCGACGAACTGGGACTGGCGGCCGAATCTCGACGGCAGCTATCCGCTCCTGCCCATCGTGCTGCATGACAACACGCCGAACGTCTACGGCGAACTCGAGGGAGTGAAGGCGATAACCGGATTTTCGCAGGGCGCGACGAACACCATCACCGATGCCGCCGGCGTCACCTATCTCGTGATGCAGAACGTCTTCCGCAACACCAAGGCGGATTTTTTCGCGGTCCGACTCAGCTAGGAGAGCCTGATGCCTTACCAAAACGGAAGCGCGACCTCCACGACCGACCTGCTGCAGCAGCTCGTCACTTTTCTCGCGGCGAACGGCTGGACGACGGACCTGTCCGCTAGCGAGGGCCTAGGCTGGCGCGCGCACCTCCACAAGAGCGCGAACTACGTGCATCTGCGCGCCGCGGAGAACGAAGCGGTGTGGCAGTCGCATTTTGGGAGTACCGCGTACTCACTCGCGATCTACACCGGGACGTCCTTCAACTCCGGGCAGCCCTGGAACAATCAGATCACCGGCGCTCCGATCCAATCGGGCGGCTCTGCTCCCGTGGGCGCGGCCGCCTACACTTCAGCTGGCCCGTTCACGAATTACTACTTCATGACCGACTCGGCGGCGAACAACGTCGTGGTGGTCATCGAGGTCACTCCAGGACTTTTCGCCTATGTGGGATGGGGAAGCTCACTGGTCACTGCCGGCACGATCACCGGCGGCGCTTATTTTTTCGGGAGCGCGAACGGATTCCAGGCGAGCGATCCGACTCCGGGAGCCAATGTTCCAGGCTACTCCGCGACGGCCGCGTGTCCCGGCACCAACGCGGATTCACTCGCCGGGAACAACGTCTGCTACGTCCGCGCGGACGTGGACTCGTTCACCGGAAAGTGGATCAGCATCGGGCCGAACACAGCAGGGACGACTGGATACACCGGGAAGGCTGGCGCGAGTTCCGTTCGCGCTCATTCGATCACATCGACGTCGCCGATCCCGTCTTACGCGCAATCCGACGGCCCGTCCGAGTTTCAGTTTCTGCAGACCAGCGCGCAGGACGGCCGCGCGAATCTTCTCCCGGTTTATCTCTGGGCGCTGCGCGACGGAACGACGACGGGTTTCTCGATGCTCGGCTCGCTGCCCACGGTGTTTTGCACGAACGGCGTCGGGAACGGTTTTTCCAACGCCAGCGAGTATTCGATCGGCGGGCAGACCTACAAAATGTTTCCGAATTTCGCGGTGCTCAAGGCCTAGATGTCAACCTTTGCGGGTCAACTTTTGCTCGTCGGTCCGGGGCAGGTCTCCCCGAAGAACTCGAGCAGCGACGTCACCGGGATGACCGAGATCACCGCGCGGTCCGTCAGTCTCTCGACCGCAGAGCGCAGCGCGCATGGTCCCGCGCAGCCTTCCATCTCGCTCGTATCCAAGGCGAAAGTCGGAGCGCAGGCTTCGGTTTTTGGTGGACTATTGTTCGAGCGGATCATCGTGCTGCCTCGCACCGAGGCGCTGCAGTTCGTTTTGACCGCGACGCAATTCGCGATCGAGGTGTGGAACACCCGCCAGAATCACGACGACGTCCTCACGGCGATCAACATCACCGGCTCGGGCGGTCTCACGCTGGCCGATCCGCTGGGCGAGCCGCTGCTTTACGCCGCGCAGGATTCGCGAATCTACCAGGCGACTGTCCCGTCATCCGGCTCGACGAACATCGACCAGGACGTGGTTTTTGTTTTTGCTTCGGGACTCACTGGCGCCGACTGCGAGGTCACCGGCTCGCGCATCGTGCTTTTTTCCGTGCAGCCGGACTGGTCCGAGGGGATGGCCGAGTCCATCTCCTACCTCACCGACGTGCTCGCCGCGTATTCGGACAACGAACAGCGGCGCGGCCTGCGGCAGTTCCCGCGTCGCGCGCTGCGCTTCCGCGCGCTCACGCTCAACGCGCGCAACGCCGCCGGCATGGAGTCGCTGATATGGGGATGGCAGGACCAGCCGTACGGCGTCCCGTGGTGGCCGGACGCGACGCCGATCACCGCGAACGTCGCCGCGGGTTCGTTTTCGATCCCGTGCAACACGGTCGACCGCCAGTTCGCGGCCGGCGGTTTGTGCTGCATCTTTCAGGATGAGTTCACCTTCGAGGCGCTGACGATCGAGGCGGTCTCGCCCTCCGCGATCACCGTGCTCTCGCCGACGCAGTTCAACTGGACGGCGAATCCCGCGATTCTGGTGATGCCGGTTTTTCTCGCGCGCATCAGCGACTCCATAGACGTGGCGCGCTACTCGAGCGAGATAGACCAGATTGACGTGCAGTTCATCGGCGAGGCGATGCAAGCGGCTCCGGCGCCGACGACCACGCTCACGCAGTACAAATCCATCGACGTTCTCGAAATTCCGCCGAACTGGGCCGGCGCGCCGCTGAAGCGCAATTACAAGCGCTCAATGGTAACCATCGATCCGAAGATCGGTCCGGTCACCGTCGTGGACAAGGGCGGGACTGCCATCGTGGGCCAGCCGTTTCCCTGGTGGCTCGACGGCCATTCGAACGTCACCACTTTCCGCGCGTTCATCCTTCGGCGCTTTGGCCGGCTCAATAGTTTCTGGATTCCGACCTGGGATCAGGACCTGGTGCTGAATGGCGACGTCGGGCCGACCGACACCGGCATCGTGATCAAGAGCGAGTTTTATTCGCGTTTCTTTTTCCCGGATCAGTCGCGCCGTTTCATCTCGTTCATTCCGATCAGCGGCGGTCCGAACGTGTATCGGGAAATCACCGCGGCGGAGGACAACGGCAACGGCACCGAATCGCTGGTGCTCGACTCGCCGACCGGCACAGCCTTTCCCGCAGCGAGCACCATGATCTCTTTCCTCACGCTCGCGCGGCTCGGGTCCGATGACGTTGACATCGAGTGGGAGACTGCGGACTTCGCGACCGCGAACCTCGAATTGAAGGAAGTTCCCCGGGAGGTGCCGTCGTGACGTTCGATGCACAGGAGCAGCTGCCGAGCGGCGCGCAGCCCTACGAACTGTATCTGTTTCAGGGCACCGGGATTTTCTTCGCTCTCACCAACGCGGACGAGGCGATCACCTACCTCGGCAACACCTACCAGCCGACGACGATCACGCGTTCGGAAATGGAGCAGTCGAACGAGGTCGTGTCCGGGCAGATGAAAGTTTTTCTCCCCGACACGCATCCGCTCGCGGCACTCCTGCTCCCGTACCTGCCGACGTCGCCAATTGCGATCACGGTCTACGGCTCGCACTACGGCGACACGCAGACCGTCGTGCTTTTCACCGGGACGGTAGCGAGCGCGCGCTATACCGACCAGTGCGAGCTCACCTGCAATTCGTCGCAGTACTTGCTGCAGCGGAAGATCCCGCGCCAGCTCTACCAGTCGCCTTGCGGCCACATCTTCGGCGACAACGGCTGCGGAATTGATCTCGCCGCGCACACCTACTCCGGCACTGTCGCGACCATTGATTCGACCGGGACTGTGCTGACGGTCACGGGTTTTGCTTCGCTCCCGGACTCGCTGACGGGCGGGTTTCTTCGCTTCGGAAATTTCGTGCGGATGATTGTCTCGAACTCCGGCTCGAGCGTGACGCTGCTCTCGCCGATCACGGGCCTGCAGGTGGGGAGCGCGGTGCTGGGCACCGCCGGCTGCCAGCTGACGTTCGCGGCATGCCAGGCGTACAAAAACAGTTTTAACTTTTTGGGATTCGATCTGATTCCTGAGATCAATCCCTTCGATGGAAGCGCGTCGGTAGGCTAGCGCTTCAGGGGTGGTGAGTCTTCTTCTGGCTGGTGCTCCTGCTTTTCGTCGCAACGACTGTCGTGGGCGCTCTGCTCGCTCCGCATCCGCAGGGGCCTACGCCGGGCGCGCTCGGAGACTTTTCGATTCCGACGGCGGAGGAAGGGCGCGCGATCCCCGTGGTGTACGGCACGGTGAAGATCGGCGGCGGGAACACGGTGTGGTGGGGTGACCTGCTGGTGAAGCCGATCAAGCCTTCGGCGCTGGATGTGATTTTTTCGTTCGGCATGGCGAAGTCGCAGGGTTTCCAGTACTACCTCGGCTGCCAGTTCGCGCTCTGCCAGGGGCAGGTCGACGAACTCCTCGCGATCGAGGCGGACAAGAAAGACATTCAGTACACCACCAACAACATCCTGAACGGCAACGGGACGCTCAACTATCTGCAACTGCTCGCGAACTCGCCGAATCTTTTCGGCGGGACAAACGCCGGCGGCGGCGGAGGCATCGCCGGAACCATCGACTTCTACTACGGCCAGCCGAACCAGCAGCCGAACGACTATCTCTCGCGCGTGCAGGGCCGCGTCGCTCTCGACCAGTCGGGAATCGGCTACACCTACTCCGGCGTGGGGAACGGCACGATCACCGCGGAGTCCGGCGGCGCGTTCGCGCGCAACGAGACGATCACCATCACCGCGGTCGGCATTGACAACAACTCCAGCGACTCGACGTTCCTGAAGATGCGCTTCAGCGTGGTGGGTTCTCTCTCCGGGACGATCACGGCCATCAATCCAAACGCCGACGGCTCGCACAGCTGCTTCGCGGACAATGCGTTCAGCGCGAACCAGATCAATTTCACCATCGACACCGGCTCCATCCAGTTCAGCGTCGGAGATCAGTTCGTCATCGTGACGCAGCACGCGCAAATCGCGCCGGCGTACCCGCGGCTCTGCTACTCCGTGTTTGAGCAGCTCTACCAGGGCACATCGAACTATTTGAAGCCGCTCGCGTTCATCATCCGGCGCACGCCGGACCCGTTCGCGATGGGTTCCTCGTGGGCCAACCTGAACGGCGACGCGAATCCTGCCGCGATGGTTTATGACCTGCTCACCGACGTCGACTTCGGACTCGGAATTCCCAGCTCGACCGTGGACATCGCGAACTTTAAGGCCGTGGGCACGGTGCTGCAGGGAGAGGGTCTCGGCCTCTCGATGCAGTTCGACACCCAGGCATCCGCCGACAATCTCATCGGCGAAATCATGCGGCACATCGATGGCGTGCTCTACACCGACCCGGCGACGGGCCTGTGGACGATCAAGCTCGCGCGCGCGGACTACGATCCCACCACGCTGCCCGAACTCACGGTCGACAACGTCCTCGGCACGCCGGACTTTTCCCGCGGCTCGTGGGAAGAGACCACCAACCTGGTCAACATCAAATTCCTGTCGCGCCTGAACAACTTCAATTCGCGAATCGTGACTGGCTACGATGCGGCGAACTACGCGATCACCCAGGAAGTGCGGCCGCAGACCATCGAGTTTCTCGGCATCTCGCAGGAGGCCGCGGCATCGCTGATTCAGACGAGGGTGCTGAAAACCTTCACCTACCCGCTGTCGAAAATAAAACTCGTCTGCAATCGCACCGCGTGGCAGTTCCGCCCAGGCGGAGTGTTCCGCTTCACGTGGGCGCCGCTGGAGATCACCAACCAGATTTTCCGCATCACGCGCATCGGCTACGGGGAACTCACCGATGGAAAAATCACCATCGACGCGGTCGAGGATATTTTCGGGATCAATGACACCGCCTTCGGTGCGCCGCCAGTTTCTGGATGGGTGAATCCGCTGACGTCGCCGGCGGCGCCGGATTACCAGCTGGCGATGGAGAGTCCCTACGCGATGTCCACTTCCTCGGACGAGCGCATCTCCGTCGGCTGCGTGCGCGGCGATTCGATCAGCCGCGGCTTCGAGATGTTCGCGGACGAGACGGGCGGCTCGAGCTACACCTCGTACGGAACGATTGACGGATTCATGCCTTCCGGCCTCACCGAGGCGGACTACCCGATCAACACCGCAGCCATCGACGCGACCGGCTTCACGCTCTCCGCCACGGGCGCGCGCGATCTCGACCAGCTCGCCTCGACGACTGCATCCGGTCTTACCAACGGCGCGAATCTTCTGATGTTCGTCGACACCGGAGAAATCTGCTCGTGGCAAACCGTCACGCCGAACAGCGACGGCAGCTACACGATCTCCGAGGTGATGCGCGGAATCTTCGACACCATCCCGGCCGATCATCCGACGGGCACGCGCATAATTTTCCTCGAGATGGGTTTCGATTTCCTGAAACCCGCGACTGTCCCGACCGCCGGCGCTCCTGGTCCGACAGGCGCAACAGGCCCGACGGGTCCAACCGGCGCAACCGGCTCGACGGGTGCCACGGGAAGCACGGGCGCAACCGGCTCGGCGGGCGCGACAGGCGCGACGGGTCCTGCGGGTCCGACAGGGCCTACAGGCCCAACGGGTCCGACGGGACCGACTGGCGCGACCGGCGCGACGGGTCCGCCAGGAACCATTGCCTCGCGCGGCAACGTCACGGTCACGACAGGCTCGCTCGCGAACGCTGCATCGCAAACCGGCACAGTCACCATCGGGAAATCCTTCGCGATCACCCAGCTCTCGGCGACGTGCGCGTGCCGCGTGCGGCTCTATTCGACCGCCGCGCAGATGGCCGCGGATGCTTCGCGTCCGCCGACGCAGGTGCCGGCGATCGGAACATCGCACGGCGTGATCTGCGATTTCGTTTTGAACGGGATCACCGGCCTAAATTTCATCTGTTCGCCGGAAGTGTACGGCGCGAACTGCGAGGCGACGGTAGTCTCGCAGATCTCGTATTCCATCGAGAATTTGAGCGGCTCGACGACGACCGTCGGCGTGACCATGACCTGCAAAATCGAGGAGGCTTAGATGTCGACGCAACTGCTTTCGACGTGCGTGCCGGGAACGACTTCCTTCGCGGATTTTAAATCCTGGGCGCAGGCGATCTCCGCGTGGATGGCCTCCATCGGATGGCTGCAGACGAACGACACCGGCCAGGCAGTGTGGACCGCAACGGTGCTGACCTGCACGCAGGTCGCGATGTCCGGCACGACGGCGACGATCAGCTATTCCAGTTTCACGGGGCCCGCTCCGCGCGCGGGAATGAGCGTCACGTTCAGCGGCTTTTCGAACAGCGGAAACAACACCGCGCTCACTCTAACCGCTGTCTCGGGAGGAAGCTCCGGCACCGTGACCGCGACGAACGCGAGCGGCGTGAACGAGACGCACGCGGGGTCCGGCACGACGACCGCGCAGACGACCGTCCCGACATCAACCAACACGATCTACGAAATTTGGGAATCGCAAGATGCGAGTTCCTCGACGCTGCCGATTTTCCTGCGACTCGAGTACGGGCAGGGTTCGACGGCGAACTCGGTTTTGTTCAAGATCACGGCGGGTGTCGCATCGAACGGGTCCGGGACGATCACCACAAACACAACCTCCACGCTCTCGCACTCGACGACCATCGTAGGCACGACCGGAGTCGGGAACACCTCGATTTTTTCCGGCGACACGTCGCGCGTGATGATCGCGCTGTTCCTGAACGCGGCGAGCGCATCGAATCCGTTTTTCTTCGCGGTCGAGCGCTCGCACAACAGCTCGGGCGCCGACACCGATTCCTATTTCATGTTGGTCACCAACCTTGGAACGAGCGGGACGAGGAACGCCGCGCAGCAGATCATCCAGAAGCCGGCGCTCGGCGGGACGCTGACGGCGGAGACCGCTCACATCACCGCGCTCACCACGCTGTCGAGCGGAGTCGTGGGGACCAACATCGCGCTCGGTCCGCTTTTCCCGGTCATCGGCAAGCTCGATAACCCGTGCATGGCGATGGCGTTTGCAAGGGGCGGCGACATCGTGGAGGGCGCGACGGTGATCGTCCCGTACTACGGCTCGAATCACACGATGTACTGCTCGAAGGCCAACACCATGCAGACCAACGAGCCGCTCGGCAATTCGTCGGGCAACGGAACGCTGTACCGCTACGAGTGAGGACGGATGTCGACTTTCAACGCGGACACTCTGAATCATCCGGTCGACGGCGGGGAAATTCCCGGCTCCGGCGGATCAGGCCCGACGAACTATTCGATGGGCGTGAGCGCGCCGCCGTCGGGCGGCTTCGTGCAGTTTTTTAATCCGACGATCATCTTCTCGCTCGGCTGCGTGAACAACGGTCCGGGCGGTCTCTCGAGCACGGGCCAGGGTCAAATCTTTCCGACGGGGCGATCATGACCACCAACGTAAAGCTCGCGCCGTACACCCTGGGCGCCGAATTCCCGATCACCAGTGAGTCCGACGTCGCGGTCACGCTCGCGCAGCGCGCGCTGCAGCCCTACCCGCCGGGAAATGTTTTAGTGAACGGCACCGCGTTTCCCTCTACGACCTCGGGGGATGTCACGGTGACGTGGAACCATCGCTATCGCCTCGGTCCCTTCATCGTGGCGCAGAACGCCGGCGACGTCGCCGGAGGCCCGGAAGGGAACTACACGATTGCGATTTCGATCAACAGCGTTCTGATTCGCACGGTGACGGGGATCACCGCGAAGACTTTCACCTACACCCACGCGCAACGCGTCATCGATGACTCGAACCTGGCCCACCTGACGACGATCACGCTCACTCCGGTGAACGGGACTCTCGCGGGGCAGCCTCGTTCGCTGACGTTCCTGATGAATCCATAAAACTGCGCGGGGGAAAAGTGAACGGACGAATCCACGAAGACCAGACAGCGGAGGGGCGAATCGCGGCGGTCGCGAAATCGTTCCTGGTGCAGATGCGCGACAAGTACAAGCGGGACCCGGACTACGCGGACTTCCGCGACGTGCTCAGGCCATTCGTGCAGCGCGAGATGCTGCGCGCGCGCATCGACGAAGCCCGTAAGTCCTACGGCCAGGGGCTGACGACCCGGATGGTCGAGCTCGCCAAGGAACTCGACGCGCTCGAGTTCCCGGACGAATTCGATCTGAGACAGTTCCAGTGAACCACATCGCGGAAATCGCCTGGGCGCTCATCGGCGCGGTTTTCGCGGCCGGCGCGCTGTACGCGCGGATCAGCCAGATGCGGAAGGACATAAACGGCATCGGCGCCGGCCGCCGCCGCTTCGAGAAGAACTTCACGCTGGTGCTGATGGTCATGACCGAGAGCAAAGAGGACCGCGAAATGCTGGCGCGCTACCTGAAGGACCTATGAATTTTCCTCTGCCCGTCCCGCTCATCTCCGCGATCCTCGGGCCTTACGGTCCTGTCGCGAACGTCGCGGCGAACTGGCCGCTGGTCGAGGAGGCGCTCGACGGCTGCATGATTTACTCGCCGATGTGCGCCGTCGCCGCGATTGCGACGATCTCGGTCGAGACCGGGACGTTCTGCCCGATCAAAGAGCGCGGCGGTCCGGCCTACCTCACGAACCTGTACGAAAACCGCAAGGACCTCGGCAACGACGAGCCGGGCGACGGCGCGAAATTTCGCGGCCGCGGTTTCGTGCAGATCACCGGGCGATGGGACTACGAGCACTTCGGCGGAGAGATGGGACGCGACCTGGTTTCGAATCCCGACCTCGCGCTCGACCCCTCGGTCGCCGCCGTGATCCTCGCGCTGTATTTCCGGGAGCGCCAGATCCGCGAGTACGCGGATCAACAAAATTGGGAGATGGTCCGACGCCGCGTGAACGGCGGTCTCACCGGATGGCCGCGTTACATCGACGCCGTCACGAAGCTCGTGTCCGCTCTCAAAACCCCGCCTCCGCAGGCGGGAATCCAAACGGAGGTAACAGCATGACGATTCAAAAAGTCGAAGCAGATCTGGCGAAGTACCACATTTTGCACCTGGTCATCGGAATGATCGTTGCTGCGGTGCTGCTCCCGCTCCCGAAAATAATCGGAGTGTGCGTCGCAGTGTTTTTGCTGGCGATGGTTTTGCCGTCCGTGATCCTAGCCGAATTCGGAGCGCAGTCGAAGTGGCTCGACCGAATCGCGGTCCTCGCCGGCGCGATCCTCGTCGGAGTGATTTTCCACCTGCTTCACAAACTCTGAGGCGCGTATGGACTGGCTCCGCAAGACCGCGCAGAAAGTCCTCTCGATCACGCACGGGAGGACTACTGCGTTTTTCATGGCGTTTTTTGTTTCGGGCAACGTGTTCCACGCGCTGCATCGGCTCGACCACGTGTACGTCGAGTTCATGGTCGGACTCGGCGGTCTCGTGATCGGCCATTCGTGGAAGGAAGATAAAGCGGAGCAGATGCTCGGGCCGCGTCCGCCGGCGGGACCGGACCCGATGCAAGGAGCACCTCATGCTTAGTCTCAGAGCCAAGTGGGAAATCGCCGGCGCGGTTATCGGGCTGCTCGGAATCCTGGTCATCGCCGGCGCGCTCCGCGAGGCGCGGCAGGACGCCGCGAAACTGAAGGCCACGCTCGCTTCGCAGCAGGTGGTGGTCGCCGACGCCACAAAACGCGAGACGACCCGGGACGATCAGGCCAAGGCGACCGTCGAGACCATCGAAAAGGCCGAGAAAGCCGTTCAGACGCCCACACAGGCGATTCGGGCGATACGTGCGTCTATACCCCTCCCGGTGCCGATTACGCTTGAGCCCGCCGTCCCTGGTGCGACGGCTCCGGCGCCAGGCGCGCTCCCGGACGCCCCGGTAGCGAATCTTCCCACCCAGGACCTGAAGGCGCTCGCCGACTTCGGCGCTGCCTGCCAGGAATGCAAGGTTCAGCTCGCCGCGGCGCAGGCGGACAAGGCTGACGATGCGGTCAAGCTCGCTGCGGTCACGAAGGAGCGGGATGCGGCGGTGACGGTTGCGAAGGGCGGATCAAAGTGGCAGCACATCAAGCGCGCGGCGAAGTGGACGGCGATCGGTCTCGGCATCGGCGCGCTCGGGGGAGTCGCCGCGGTCTGCGGGACGGGTCACTGCAAATAGTTTTGCTCACTTTTGCACAGGGCGGCGCTTGACACGTTGTGCGTACGCGGGGTAAGGTCACGCCATCCAAATGGCAGCCAGCCCAAAAGCGCGCGAGGAACGCATCCATCTGCGCGTCAGCGTGGGGGAAAAGCGGAAGTTTCAGCGCCTCGCCCGCTTTCTCCGCACCGACGTCAGCGAGGTCGCGCGCCGGCTGCTTCATCAGGAAGCCGATCAGTACTTCCGCCGGCTCAGAAAATCCCCTCCGCAGGTCGCTGCTTAAATGCCTCTCGCCGTCCTTCCCACCTGTTTCGTCAGCGCGCACATGCAACATAATATACACACGTGGGATTCGTTCGTCCCGGATATACAACATAATACCCATTGCAATTTTAGTAACTATCTCGCTACTCCCGTACCCCATCAGGCTGATTCCAGTAGGTTTTTCAGGGATTCGCGGAAATCTTCGAGGCGCTGTGGACCTGGCTTTTCCGGCTCCGCGAGCCGTTGTAACTCGGTTATCGTTTGCGTCCTAGTAACCCTCGCCATCAGCTCTGGCCCGTGTTTTCCGAACCATTCAAAGAGCAGCGCTTCCGCCCGGACCTCCGCCCAGCGCTCCAGCAACTCGGTGAGTTCCTTCTGCCGATTCCGCGCGTCGTTCAATTTGTTGAGCAGGACGTTCTGCATCGAGGTTTCGGAACAGCCGAGCAGGTACTCCAGCAGCAGCGCATCATCCGCCATTTTCAGGTTCCCCCATTCGTTTTGTGGTGTGCGAGGTGGCTCGCAGGTCCGAGGGGAAATTCAGCGGGGTGACGTCTGGACCGAAAGGACTGTACTGTCCGCCTCGGCTCTGTTGACGCTCTCGACTCGTGAAAGGTTTCCACAGTTTTTGTGCAGTGATCACATGCGGCAGACGCGCTGGTCGACGCAAGTGAAATCCAGAGCAGCATAAAAAATAGTTTCGAAGTGGGCGAAGTCCGGCAGTCGCAGCGGGAATCGATACCGGGTGTGGGCAGTCGAGGGGAGGAAAAAATTGCAAAACGGCGCACCGGCAGGTGAGTGGTCAACATTCGAGCGCTTCGTTCGCAGCTATGGAGTGGAACTTCTGGCGGCTCGTCTCGAAATAAAACCCTCGGCGATCTACCACTGGCTGCGCGGCACGACGTCTCCCCATCCCGCAAACGCGATCAGGATTCAGCGGCTCGCAGCGCGTCGCCACGTGGCGCTCTCGCTCGAGGATATCTACGAACACTTCCGCGAACTTCACGGTCTCACCCGCGTCCGGCAAGCCGGCCGCGATCACGAAGGAGGAAACCATGGACTCAAAACCAGAGGAAGTCAGCCTGTCGAATCTCTGCGGCGGTGCGATTGAGGAAGTTTTTCAGCGGGAGTTCGCGCAGGTGCTCGCCAACATCGCGGACGTCAACACGGACCCCGAGGCCAAAAGAAAAATCACGCTGGAGTTCACGATCCTGCCGTTCGAGGACCGCTCCGGCGCGCAGGTGACGTTCGCCTGCAAATCGAAGACGGTCCCGGTCGAAGCCGTGAAGGGGACTGTGTTTCTGGAGCGGCGTGGACTCGTGATGGTCGCGCGTCCGCACGATCCAAAGCAGCAACGGATGTTCGATGGGAAGCTCGCAGCCTCGAACGACGTGCAGTAGCAGCAAAAATCCAAAACTGAAGGAGGCTCTCCGTGATCAAGGAGGCCATAGATCGGGTGTTGCAACTCGCAGTTCCGAACCAGATTGTGTTCGGAGACAAGACGTACGTCGATAAAACCATGCAACTGCTCGCGCCGCCGAAGGCCGACGGCATTCGAGTCTCGACTCTGCAGGGTCTGGTGGACCTGCTAGACGGCGAGTTCGAGAACGCAAAAGAGAACGACGACCTGCTCGTTCACATCGAGGACCCGTTCACCGTCTCTCTGCTCGGCCGCGTCTCCGACGAGTTTGGCCGGCGCACCGAGTACGCGACCGCGAAGTACCCGAAGGAGTGTCCGTCCTTCCTGTTCGGCACCTGGTTCACCACCGAGAATTTCATCATCGCGGTGCAGCAGGGATTTCAGCGGGTGTTGATTCAGAACGACGACGGGAGTTTCGCGAAGGACCT